TTACTCCTTTGATATTGTCGACATCATATTATCTAATTCCTCTTTGGTTGGTTTTCTTCCTACCTTCTTTTCAAACAACCGCTCCATTGCTCTTTTAAATAGATTAGGAGTATCAATAATTGGCTTGTGAGTTCTTTCTTTTGCTGTCATAAACTTAATATCTTCTAACCATACCAATTACCAATGCCATATTATATAGTTCTGAATCCTGAATAGGAAACTCAGGATAGTTAGGATTGTCAGACTTGCATATAATACATTTATCTCCTTTATATATACGTTTGAGTACAATGCCTTGACTGGTATCTAAGACATGCACACGCCCCCATTGTATGAATTGTGAGTCTTTAATAAACAAACATGCTAACTCATCGCCTGAATGAAACTCAGGTAACATACTATCACCTCTTACCATAATTGTGAAATCATACTTTGCAAACCCACTAATAATTGGTATTTGCTCGCAGTCTGACATTGTAACTCCATTTTCTGCTATTGTTAGTGTTCCAGCTGCAGCATCCATTGGTACTCGTGGTCTTGTTTCTTCAATATGTGCGGTCGCTATGTTTGAAGAATTCTTATCAGATTTAAGCATGGATCCATCTCCAGTGAGCAACCAATTTAAATCCTCGCTATCGCACTTTGAGATTATTAATTGATAGTCTATTGAGTTTCGTGATTTCCAGCTCGCAATCGTATTCTGCTTCACTCCTAAGAATAAAGCTAACTCTGTGTCAGTACCTATATTGTACGACTCTTTTACTCGATTGATTATGTTTATCGCATTTTGTGATGATTTCTCTTGCATTATCGCATTTTGTGATATATATTTGTATCATTATCGAAACAAAGTTAAACAAATAATGATTATGGCAAAGTTTACAGAAAGTATTAAAAATATGAGACAACATGGAGATGCTGTACGAATAGCAAGTATTGTAAATGAGGCTCGTGTATTGGATGGAAAGGAAAAGATATCTCCAGCCTATGTGAGATCAATGCTTAATGGTAATAGAAATATGACTAAAGAGGTTGAGAGTGTAGTTAAAAAGTATTACGAAGCACAAGAGGAGTTAAATAAAATAGCATTAGCATGAAAGTAAATGAGTTGAAAATAGAACATGTATATATCTGCTCAGATGGCAGTAATACACAACACGCTCTTTATTATGGTATGAGTGATGACAAATACATGTTTATTCCATACAACAAAGTAAGAAGACACTTCAATGGAATACCTTTTACACTACAAGAAACAGAGGTAGCCAATTTAATAAAACCATTAGCATAATCAAATAAATCTTAAAGTTATGAATAGAACAATAGATCAGGTATCAACAGAAGAACTTCAAGCTCTGTTGGATGCGCGTCAAAAAGAAGCCAAAGAAGAGGCAAAAAAAGCACGTATAGAGTATGAGAACTTTATCAATAAAACAACTTCAGACATTGTTGCTGATGCTCTAGAACTCAATGCACTCATGCAAGTGTTCTTTGATACTGCAACTACTAAGTTGGTATCCATGCGTGAAAAATTGAATGAGTATGGTGAAATCAAATCTACATCAAAAGGAGGTTTCCAACGCTTGACAAAAGATGGAAAACATAAAGTAGTCTATAAGTATAATACTATATGCGCATGGGATGAACGTGCTGAGAAAGCAGAAGAGTTATTGCGTGAGTTTTTGAAAGACTTTGTGAAAAAGCGTGATATCAAAATGTACAACATTGTGTCAGCACTATTGGAGCGTAATAAAGAAGGGAATTTGGAGTATTCAAGAATCCAGTCGCTTTATAGTCAAGAAAATCAGTTTGATGATCCACGCTGGAAAGAAGCAATCAGACTCTTCAAAGAGAGTTTTAGACCAGTGGACTCGAAAATGCGTATAGAAATATACAAGAAAAGCGAGGAGTCAAACAAATGGGAGCCAGTGTCGCTTAACCTATCCAGCTTCTGACAATGCGAAAATTCAAACTAAAATTTAATGTAGTAGTGGAAACTGAGGTGCCAGTGAGCAAAGAAATCAGTCTTGATTTTGATGAATATAGCGAACTGGTAACCAAAGCTACACATATAGACAATGAGGAGCGAACCATACAAGTAGATAAGATTGATGATCAGGATAGTGACGAAATCAATGAGATGCTATTTGCTTGTGTTCCTCCATCGGTTTCAAAGAATTGCGTAAGCATATCGTACACCAACATTCAACTGACAGCAGTAGAATAAAATACCCTAGCATGGAGCATATCGGGGATCGTTACCCCGATAGGGTTCAAAAAAGTTAAAAACAATTATGGGAGCATTTCATATACATACATCAGGAAGATTATTGATTAACAAAGAAGCTTTGTTGAACAATAAGATATTCACACCTGCTTCGTATCGAAAGACTAAAAGCCTTGAACGATTAGAAGAAGTTAGTGATAAGGGTGTGCAATGGGTTTATATAGATAGCCTTACAGATGTATCTCGTGATAAAGTAAAAAACACATTTAAAAAAATATCTAGTGAGTATTCTCAATTGTTGCAGTCTATGGACGCATCAGGAATTGACTATGTGCCAACTGCAATAGAGTTTACAGCTGAGACTTTACAAATCAATGAGCCATTTATACGCTCAGCGATTGAAACCTATATGAATACTCATTACACCATTTATACATGGGCTTATTTGGATGCTGGACTTCACTCTGATAGTGTGAAGGGTTATAGCAAACAATGTGCTTTGGTGCAATGGATAGCTGACTTTGCGAAGAAAATAGAAACTAGCGAAGCCGATGTGAAGCGTTGTGAATTGATGATGCGAAGCTTTAGAGCAAATTTACTTACTGCCTTGCAAAATGTAGAGTTGGAAGTGAAAATTCCACTTTCAGAGACTCGTTTCAATAAGTGGTTTGATGATATACTCAAGCAAATAGAGCTAGGAAATAAGCCTGAAGATATAATCCAAATCAAGCGACAAAGGAATGCCAATGCAAATAAAGTTACTGATGAACAAATAAAAGTAGCTGAGTACTTCCATATCAATGGTACTAATATGAGCGTTGCTCAAGTATATTTGAAATGGATTAAGTATGGCAAAGAGCATGGTTGGTGGCTTGAAAATGGAAACTTCAATCCTCCAACTGAAGGTAGATTGTACCAATTGCTCAGACCTCTTAAAAACGCTCATTTATTGGCAAAATCTGATGCTATTACGCATCGTGCCAATGTTATTCCATCTATTTCTCGTTTGCTCCCTGAGAAGAAAAACCATGTTTGGGCTATTGATGGAACGGCTCACAATGAGAATGTGAAGCATGGTTCTAAAGTTCGTCAGCATGTTTATACAATTAAAGTGGCTGATGTTGCAACTCTTAGATTGTTAGGTGCCAGTTCACTCATTGGAGTGAGAGAGCCATTTGAAGCTGTGAGAGATGCTATTTTGATGGGAATTAAAACTACTGGATATAAACCAGCCATTATTCAATGTGATAGAGGACCAGCTTGGACAGAACTAGAAGTTTGGTGTAAAACAAATGATATCAAACTATATCCAGCCATTACTGGTAACGCTCGTGCTAAAAGTGTTATTGAGAGCTTGTTTAGAATGTTTGATAACGACATTACACGCTTCTTGAAAGGCTTTAGTGGTATGAATAGAACGGCTTTACACCTCAATTCTACTGCTTCAGACAAAAGAGAAACTGAAGGTAAAAAGAATGCTCGCAGTGCCAGCATTGCAATGGACTGGATAGAGAATGAAGGTATTACACTTTGGAATGAGCGTATTATCAAACAACTGGAAGGTGTGGAATGCAATAAAACCCCATTTGAGCTATGGGATGAAAAAGATAGTTTTAGTCCACAACTGAGCTATGTACAATTAGCTCAACTATGTGGAACTCTACACCAGCGTAAATTGACTATTGAGGGCTTAGATATCCAACATCAAGGTCAAACATACACCTACTTTCCACCAATTGGAACAAAAGAGCAAAGAGAAGTTGCAGAACGTATCTTTACCTATATACCACTTGATGCACAAACAAGCAATCGCTTGAATATCTACGTGCTGAATGGAGGCGAACCAGCTCCAGTATATGACCATGAGGGCAAATACCTTGGAATATGGGAGTTGAAACAACGTGCTGCATATATTGCCACAACCAAAGAAGAAAAAGAATTGCTGGACAACTATTCAGCATTACAATATAGAATAGAACGAAGAGCCAAAGAAATCAATACTGAGGTTACAAATTACATCAGTAAGCATCCCAATCAAGAGGTTATTGAGGCACTTGGTAACGAGATGTTGACTGGCAGACGCAGACGCTATGAGGGTTTTGCTGAATCGGCTAAAGCTTGGTGTGGACGCTATGATAAGTCAGCACTCCTTCAGGAAGAGCAAGATGCTAAAGCTGATGATATACCAGTGCAAGATGTGCCACAATATAAAGAGGTTGCAGATTGTGATACTGGCGAAATATACAGAATAAGAATAAACTAAACTAAAAATACGATTATGGCAAAAATTACAATTTCAGAAAAGCAAACAAGCTTGAAAGATAAACTTGTAGTGCTGATGGATAAGAAGAATCTAAAGTCTTCTGAGATAGCTCGCATCACTGGACGCTCTGAGGGTACAATCTCGGAGTTGTTGAGAGATAAAAAAACATTTAGCGATAAGCTTTTAAATGTGATTTATGACACTCTAAAAGACTATATGGGTGATGATGATCTAGTGTCCACTCGTCAGATGAATAAGATTTGGAATATTGCTCAAGCTGGTAAAACCATGAGCGATATGCGATTGATAGTTGGTAATACTGGAGTAGGAAAAAGCACAGTGCTACGCAAATTTGCTGAGGAAAACGAGTGCTGCTACTACATCAAGATTGACCGCAAAGAGCTGACTTGGAACCGCTTTTTATTTCGTTTAGCTACTGAAATGGGTATCAAGTTGGATAAGAATCGAAAACGCTTCTCTACTTCTTTCCTATTGGATCAGATTATAGCCATGGTAGAAGAAAAAGCAGATAGTAACCCTCAAGTGATTATTGATGAGAGCGAAGTGGCAAAAAACTCATTCTACAAAGAGTTCAAAAACCTAAGAACTGCAACTGAAGGATTATTAAGCATCGTTATTGCTGGTATTTCTGATGTTGTGAATAAGATTGGAAAGATTGCTGGCTTGGAGTGTCGTGCATACCAATCGGCAAATGGAGTTGTACAACGCTGGTATCCTACCAAAGAGAATAGCAACCAATACACCACTTTTGCTCGCCGTATTTCGGTTTTTAGAATTGACAACATCAGCACTGAAGATATTGCCAATTTCTGCCAAGAAAAAGGTATTACAAACAAAGAAGTAATCAAACTAGCATCAGAACGCTGGTGGAACTATGAAGAGCCTGATAAAGCGTTTAAACGTGCTGAGCGTATGGGTATCAACTTATCAACTATAACTATTGCAGAATTTGAAGTATTGTAATTATGGAAACTAAAATCACAAAGGAGCGATCAGCCAAGCTCAAAGAAGAATCGATGAAAAGAATGCGTTGGCGACTATGGTTCGCATTCAGAGATAGCAAGTATGCTCAATTTAAGAATGTGTATCGTGGAAATGTATATCCACACTACAATAATATTAAAGAGTACTGCTTGAAGCACTGGGGCAAAGAGATAAAAGATATGGGAGAACACGAATTATCCAATCGCATCTCTATTGTATTGAAATGGAAAGATTAACATAAAACTAAAGCGTATGTCTAAGAAGATCAAAGATGATCGTGTTAGACTAGGCAAACAAAATCGGAATAATGCAATCAGAAAGTACTTCGAGAAACGCTACAACGATGGTTTTAGATACGATGTAATAGAAGAGGAACTTATTCTAAAGTGGGGGCTTAGTGCAAGCACAATCTATATGATACTCAAGGGCTACGGATATTACAAATAGCAAATACACCAAAATGGCAAAGAAAATAAAAGGATGGATACAAGAAGAAAGCTTCGAGGGTATCTATATCAAAGAAGATAATGCAGCAAAAACACCAGTTGCAAATATTGCAGTCCCAGTTGGGTGGAAAACCAACCCAAAGTGGAAAGCAACTGCTGAGAGAAAAGCAAACTTAATAACGTCAGCACCACAACTCTTACAATTTGCAAAAGAGATTGAGAAAGTTGGAGAAGGTAATGCTCCTAGTGTTGGGTACATGACAGACCTTGTTTTAATGGCTAAAGAGGTTATAAAACTAGCTGAAGGTAAAAAGTAACTATTAATCCTATAATGGTTCACAGCTGGGTTCGACTCCCAGCATAGGAACAAACCAAACAATTTTAAAATCAATATTTATGGCAAAAAAAAGAATCTTTAGTATTGATGCTATCAAAAAGAAAAAGTATCAATCCTTAGAACTGGATCCATGCTATACTGAGTTGATGGGAACCCCTGAAAGGGTTGTTACTATCTTGATGTATGGTGAAAGTGGCTCAGGTAAGTCGGTGTACGCTCTCAAGTTCGCAGAATACTTCGCAAACACTTTTGGCAAAAGTTTCTACAACTCTCACGAAGAGGGTGCGAACCAAACTATCCAGGATAGAATCAATAATTTCAATATTAATGCAAAACGCTTGTGGATTGGCGACTGCTATGATTTTGAAGAGCTTTGCGACCACATTCAAAGAACGTATTGTAAGCTCATAGTAATTGATTCAGTCAAATATATGCGATTCACTATTGAGCAATTGAAAGAGCTTCGTGAACGCTTCGCACGAAGACAATTATCCATCGTAATGATTGACTTTGGAGCATCAAAAGGAAATCCAGCAAGTGGAAAAGACTTAATCCACGCTAGTGACGTGAAAATGTATTTTAAAGATGGTGTGGTGCATTCAATTAGTCGATATTTGGATAAGCCAGTGCAAAAAAGATTGTTCACACCTCAGAGCGAAAAGAAACAACCAACTTTATTTGATTGATTATGGGAACAAAAAAGCAACGTTACAATTATTTGGTAGAGGTTAAGTGTAAAGCTCCTAAAGGGTACACACCTCGAACAATGACTTACAAAGGAATGTGTTTTGGCAATACTCAACGAGATCATGCTAAAGTAGTAGAAATGTCTGTTGCTGAGATACGTACTCTTTTAGAGAAAGAAAACAAAGGTATTCCAATTGATATCACTGGGAAAGCAACTTTATATCTGACTAGTTTTATATTAGATATTGATGATGTTCAAACATTATGTGTAAAATTCGTTTGATTATGAAAAAGCCAAATCTTAAATGGGACGTGTTGTTCACTTGGATTGGAATAGTAATGTTCTCTTGTGGCTGGTGGACTTGGATTTTTTATGTGGTATTTATAAAATGAGATTATGAGCAATACTAAAATACTGAAAATTAAACCTCAATTAGCTGCATTGAGAAATGAACGAGAAGAAAAATATTTATCAGGGTTTCAATGTCCATGGTGCAAAGGCAAAGGTTATCTAGTTACTGGTGTTGGTTATCATGGTTCTGAGAAAGGAGTCGAATATACACAAGATTGTCATAGGTGTGATGCTACTGGAGAACTGGAAGCTTTGATAGTTATAGAATGGAAACCTAAACAAAAAATAAGCCATGAGCACACGACACAATCTTGATTTTACCTATAATTGGAATAGTAAGCTTCGCAATAGATGTTTTACCACTCTCAGGCTTCGCAACGATGCGAAGTATTATAAAGGAGCTAAATACGCTATCACTCTGCAAGGGTTTCCAAAAGGTAATGCTAAAGCAGTAAGTGTAAAATACATTACAATAGATAAAATAAACGACTGGATAGCAAAGCTTGATACTGGCTATACCGCAAAGGAATGTATTGCAATGCTGAAAGAAATGTATAAGAATCAGCCCCTTATAAATTGGAGTACTCAGCAACTAGCTTATTGCTTGATTGAATGGGAAAACCAAGAAGGGATGAAACATTTGTTTGATAATTAATAGTTATGATTGTCTATTTTTTTAGATTGGAGCTCCACAGAAATGTGGAGTTTTTTTATGCCGTTTGACACTCAATACTTAAAACAAAAAAGTTCTTATCTTTGTATTATTCTATAACCTTAAAAATTTATATAAATGAGAGTAGAGAACATTTTTTACCGATTGTGGTCTAAAGGCTTTTATAATAGTATTAGGACGCAATATGAAACTTTAGATAAGGACTATTTATACTTAGATGACTATCTTCCTTATGTGAAAGTAGATGAGAATGACAAAGTATTTTTGAAAGAACTACATTATCGACTATATGTTGAGGCGAAAATGACTAAATTGGAAGAACTCGATCAAAAGGATACTGTTGATTGGTTTTTGAGAGGTCTGTTTTCAAATTACGTGAAAAAGTTTGATGATGGAAAAGAGAAAAAGCATCAGATAGATTGGCTCAATCACACGAGGGAATTAACAAAAGAAGAATATCCTACTATTTATAAATGGTGTAATGAGTATCAAGTAGAATTTATAGACAAATAATTTAAATATAACAATGAGATGAATAAATTTATTATTGTAATAGGTGAATATGACAGAGAAACGGCTATAAATGTAGCACATATTATAGCTGTACAGAATCGAATAACTACTTGTTATATTTATATGACACCTGATAGATCAGATGGCGTTTTATCAATAGAGGTAAAACACACATTCCAAGAGATAATGGATATGATAAATAGTTGATAATATAGCCCCACATGGGGCTTTATTCTTTCAATATATTATCCAATTCGGCAGTGTCCCTCCAATTGTGTAAATGCAAACTACAGGTTGTAAGACTTGTAGTTTTTTTATTTACATTGAAAAGAAAAATATTATGGACATTCCAAAGGAGTTTTTAAGTAAAGAGTTTTTGAGTCAATTCAAGACAGGTGAAGAAGTCGATGCCTTTCTGAGTGAGCTTCACACCAAGGTTTATGAGCAAATGTTAGAAGCTGAGATGGATAATCATTTAGGTTATCAAAAGTATTCTAAAAATGGTTTAGAGACCAATAACTCTCGTAATGGGAGTTATTCTAAGACTATTAAAACCCAACATGGGGAAGCAGTTATCGAGGTTCCTCGTGATAGAGAAGGAGATTTTGAGCCGATTGTAGTCCCCAAACATCAAAGCCGAGGTTCATCTATTGATAGGTTAGTTATCTCCCTATATGCTAAAGGAATGAGTGTTTCAGATATCGAGTCAGAGATGCATGAGATTTACGGAGTTAATCTCTCTACATCAGCGATCTCTATGATAACCAACAAAGTAAATCAAGCATCTATTGAGTGGCAAAATCGCCCATTGGATAGCTTGTATATGATTGTTTGGATGGATGGCATTGTTTTCAAGGTCAGAGATCAGGGCAAGGTTATTAATAAAACAGTCTATCTATGTGTTGGTCTCAATAGGGAAGGATTTAAGGAGGTCTTGGGTATGTGGGTTGGTAAGAATGAATCTTCCTCCTTTTGGTTGGGCGTATTGACCGATTTGAAGGCTCGTGGAGTGGATGATATCCTTGTGACAGTTACTGATAATCTGAATGGATTTACTGATACTATTAAAAGTGTTTTCCCAGAGTCAACCACTCAAATCTGTGTTGTTCATCAAATCAGAAACTCATGTCGCTATGTGGTTTGGAAAGAGAAGAAAGCCTTTACAGCTGATTTGAAGAACGTCTATAATGCTCCAACCAAAGAATCTGCTGCTTTGGAATTAGATAAATTGGAGCAAATATGGGGTTCAAAATATCCCTATGCTATACGCTCATGGAGAGCTAATTGGGATGAATTGACCTCCTTTTTTGATTTTCCTGTAGAGATTAGAAAGATTATTTACACCACTAATCTGATTGAAAACCTGAATGGTAAGATTAGAAAATACACCAAAAACAAACTCTCTTTTCCTACTGATGATGCACTCAAAAAGTCTGTGTATCTATCAATTAGCGAGATTGAGAAGAAATGGACGATGCCAATTCATAACTGGGGACTGATATTTAACCAGTTTTTGGCTATATTTGAAAACAGGATTCAAGTATAAAACCTGTAACCTGTAGTTTCATTTACACAAAGTGGCGGACAGTGCCTCCAATTCCTCCTCAATCATTTTTAGTTCCTTCTCATCCAGTTCTGCTGAGTGTCCAATAAATTGCCTTTTTTCCATCTCAAAAGGCTTCTTTCCAAACACATAGGCTAGTCCACCCTCATTATGCACCTGAGCATAGGGCTTGTCATTGATAATAGCCACTTCTCCATTTCCACGTGGATCGTAATCAATAGCTTCTACCAATTCTGTTGTGTCTTTTAGAATAGGATCGTTCGCCCTGGTAGATGAGAATCCTTTCTTATTGGCTGGTTCAAAACCATACCAAGGACTTTCAGGGTCTCGCCTTTTTACATCAGCCCATGGTGTGAGCCCATTGTCCACAAAACCTTCCTTTTCAAAGTTTTCTTTGAAATGGTTGACTGCAATATCTCCAGCCAAATAAGGAAATACATTTTCGGCAAAATCTTCTACTTCTTCTGCATAGTCTTGCAATTGTCTTGCTAATTCTTCTCCATTCATAGTTTTTAACTCGTTTAGGCTTGTTATTCAGATAGAAAGTGTTATTTTTGTATCAGGTTCTCGATTACGTTAGTAATACTCGAACCACCCAATAGCCTTGTGTTGCTTGCAGCATAAGGCTATTGCTCTTTTTAGAGATAAGCTTTTCCAAGAATGTAATCCCTAGTCTGCTTCAATAGTTGTCCATCTTTGATTAACCATACCTCCTTGATATTCTTTTTCATGGATATTCGTCCTCTGATAGCACGTTTCATTAAGTGGTTGTCCATATATCCATTTATATTCAATAGTATATAGTCAGCTTGACCTCCAGCTTTGCGTAGTTCTTGACTGATGGCATTATAAGTATTTTCGTCAAGTGTCTTAAATTCAAATATTCGTCCACCAATCATAGCGTCAGGATTCTTATTCGTTTTTATGCCATCAGGCATCAATAGTTTTCTGAGACTAACCTTTTTAGGATCAATGTCAGGTAACAACCTTACTTTATATCCAGTGTTAGCAAGAAATTCACCAATAGTTCTATTAGCTACTTTCTTATCAGCTAGTGTATGGATATCAAGATATCCATTATTGACTCCTATATTTTCTTGACGTACATATTCAAGTTGCTGTGAACTGCTATTGTCTATTACAAAGTTCTGTATTTGTTCTCTACTGATATTTGACTCAGTAATATACGGATGCTTATCCAGTGCAATAGGTTCGCCAGTGATACCAGGATTGTTTTGAAAAGCTTCAGGAATATCATTGTCTATTTCCTCATCGGTATAACCTTCAGGATATTTTACAGCAGCTCTTGTTTGTCTTATCCAACATTCACAACCCCACGAAATGGGAGGAGTGTGAGTCTTCCACCATGGATGCTCCATTGGCAAAATGGTTCCAACATATCTTCTATGCTCTGGACGTTTATCTCTAGCACGACTAAGCATGAACTCAATGTTTGGAAAAATATGTTTTCTTTCCTCAAACTTTTTCCAATTGGTAGCCATGCGAGCTGAGCGAACAAAAGTGTCGTATTCTGTTTTTAGATAGCGTTTGTTGTATGCTCCAATAAGTGGCTCAGTCGCTTTTCTAAATTCGCTAAAGCTTCGCTGGTTCCCTTTCTCATCTAGCATCAACTTTGCTAGTTCATCACCTTGCTTGTGTGATTTGAATGCTGCAAAAATTGAAGTATTGTGTTTGAACTGGTCAATAAATACTTTATTCTTTTTGCCAAATTCCACTCCAGCACTACCAAATGTTTTATCTATACCTTTTTGCAGTGGTGTATTGTTGAGTTCAAACAGAGCTGGATCAATATCTCCAACTCCACCACGCTTGTGATAGATATTATTGAGTGCTTTTTTCACAAGCCGATTGAAGTCCACTATTGGCAGATCATCATCTCCAGCCAAAGTGCGTGTATCATC